TACTTGATGCGATTTTTGCAGATGGTGATGCTGATGACATCGAATTAGACCAAGACGAAGAAGAAGTTATGTTTGAAATTGAATTTGAAGACGATGAAGAAGAAGAATTTATCGACGAAGAAGAAGACATGATGGATGAAGAGGACATGATGGACGAAGAGGACATGATGGACGAAGAAGAGGACTTAGAAGAATCTTACAACCGAAGAAGAACTGTTAGAGAATCAAAATCAACAATTAAACCTAAAGGTGTTGGAATTGGCTCAGGACCTAAATTTACTTACAAAGATAAAGCTTCAGGCGGATTCAATGAAAAAAGAAAAGAAGGACCTAAATCTGTTGGTACAGGTAAAGCTAAATTCGATTACAAGAAAGGCGAAAATATGGAAGGAAGTTCCAAAGTTGTTAAAGCAGAAACAAAAGAAGGTGCTCACGGAATGAACAAGGGTGATAAATCTAAAACCATGAAAGGTAAAGAAGATTACACTACTAAAAAAGGTGACACTTTAAAAAGAAAAGCTTTTGAAAAAGAAGAAACAAAAGAAGCTGCTAGAACATACGGAATGGGTTCTAAATCAGGTAGAGGATTAAGAAAAGGTATTACACCAAATCGTAATATCGTTTATAAAGAATCTACTCAAGAGGTAACTATGTTGAGAGAAAAAAATGAAGAATACAGAAAAGCATTAAATGTTTTCAGAGAAAAACTTAATGAAGTCGCAATCTTCAATTCAAACTTGGCATATGCAACTAGATTGTTTACCGAACATTCGACTACTAAAAAAGAGAAAATTAATATCTTAAGAAGATTTGACGATGTTGAAACTTTAAAAGAATCTAAAAATCTTTATCAGTCAATCAAAGGTGAATTATCTAAACCGGAAATTAAAAAATCACTTAGTGAATCGGTGGAAAACAAAATTCAAAAAACTGTATCTACAGGTTCATCGACTACTTTAATTGAATCAAAAACTTACGAAAATCCGCAATTCATGAGAATGAAAGATTTGATGAGTAAATTAGGGTAATCAAAAATAAATAAATAAAAAATTAAAAACCAAATATTTTAAAATGGGAGCATTATTAGAATCAGGATTAGTTGGTAACATCGGGTTAAAACACCTTAAAGTTATCAAAGAAGACACAATCAACAAATGGGACAAATTAGGATTCTTAGAGGGTCTTAAAGGTCACATGAGAGAAAACGTTGCACAATTATATGAAAACCAAGCATCGTATTTAATTAACGAAGCATCATCTACATCTGATACAGGTGCATTTGAAACAGTGGTTTTCCCAATTGTTAGAAGAGTATTCTCTAAATTATTATCTAACGATATCGTTTCTGTACAAGCTATGAACTTACCAATTGGTAAATTATTCTACTTCGTACCAAACATTCAAGCGTATACTGAAGATTCAACATCTACTAATGGTATTCACCGTAAACCTTACGGAGCACCTGGGTATGACAACGCTACTGATGGACCTGATGGACCAGGAAGTGGTTACAACTACAATGACACTAAAGACCTTTACGATAGATTCTATGAAGGTAATGAACCAGCTTTAGACCCACCAGGTTTATATGACTATTCAAAAGGGCAATTCTCATCAGTTACTGCTAATGTACAAACTGTTGCTTGGGCTGGAGATTCATTAATTCCTTCTGCTTATACAACAAGTGACTACAGAAAAGTATTAATCAAATTATCAGGTTTCGCAAATAATGGAGCAGGTAAATTAATCGGTCCTGATGGTCAACCAATGGACAATGAATCTTTCTTAGCTGATTTAACAATTAAAGGAGCTAATGGAAATTTTACAACATCGGCTAATACACAAAATCCTTACTTATTTAGAGTTGTAACTCAAAGATACGGTAAAGGAATTGTTGAGTACGGAAACAATAACTCTAATTTATTATTCCCTGAAAGTAAAACAGGTGGTGGTCAATATGACAACTTATGTGATGCTGAAGGAGTTATCTATTTAGAAGTTGATTTACAAGTACCAGTATGTATTACTTGTGGTGGTTCAATGGACGGTTACACAGGTTCTACATTCTCATCAACAACTGTTTTAAATCAAGCGTTTACAGGTTCTTATAGAATCTACAGAAACTTAGAGTTTGAAGATAGAATTGGTGAGGTTTCTTTTGACTTAATGTCAGTAACTGTTTCTGTAACAGAAAGAAAATTAAGAGCACAATGGTCTCCTGAAATGGCTCAAGACGTTGCTGCATTCCACAACATCGATGCTGAAGCTGAATTAACAGCTTTATTATCTGAGCAAGTTGCGGCTGAAATCGACCGTGAAATCTTAAGAGATTTACGTAAAGGTGCGGCATGGAACTTACGTTGGGATTACAATGGTTGGAAACGTTTAGGGTCTTCTGCAGTTCCTTACACTCAAAAAGACTGGAACCAAACGCTTATCACAGCGATTAACCAAATCTCTGCTCAAATCCACAAATCTACATTAAGAGGTGGAGCGAACTGGATTGTAGTTTCTTCTGAAATCTCAGCTATCTTTGACGATTTAGAATACTTCCACGTATCAAACGCTTCTCCTGAGCAAGACCAATACAACATGGGTATTGAAAGAGTTGGTACTCTTGCAGGACGTTACCAAGTTTACCGTGACCCTTACTTCCCACCAAACCAAGTGTTAATGGGACACAAAGGAACATCATTGTTAGACACAGGTTATATCTACGCACCATATGTACCATTACAATTAACTCCAACAATGTATAACCCATTCAACTTTACACCTATCAAAGGTATTATGACACGTTACGCTAAGAAAATGGTTAATAACCGTTTCTACGGACGTATCACAGTTGATGGTGTTAGAACATTCGACTTAAGAGAATTGAGATAATCAATATCTTATGATATACCAAAAAGAGGACAAATATTTGTCCTCTTTTTTTTTTTGAAGTATTTATAATAAAATAATAGAAATGATTAAACAAACTTGGAATATAAGTGAGGATGAAAAAAATAGGATTTTAAATCTTCATGAGAGTGCAACTAAAAGAATGTACTTGTCAGAACAAAATGAAGTTGAGCCTACACCCTACTATGAAATAGATGGAACCGGATTAAAATTTAAAGTTCGTGAAGGTAAACTATACTATGCAATCTTAGACGAAGAAAATGGTATGGTAATACCTAAAATTTATATGAACGGTAATGTTGCGGATTTTAAAGTTAATCCTAAAACATTTGAATTACTTCCTAATAAAGGGTTTGAGAATAGTATTGCAATTACAGACGATTTTTGGCCTGATATAGAGGCTGCACCTAATGCTAAACCTCAAAATTATAATAATGTTGATTTTAAGTTCATAGCTCTTCTTCCAAATCTTAAACCAATTGGAACACCGAGAGACAAAAAAATGATTGGTAGACCAATAGTTTATACTGCAAGTATATTAGAAGAAGATATAGAAATATTAGAGAGTTTTGGTTTAACAAAATCCGAGGATGGTTCAATATCTCCACTTACATATGTTAAAAGGGGTAGTAATGGGGTTTATGTGAAATTATACCCTTCTGCCGGTCATACTTCATATTATTCAGGAGAACCGGACCCAACACCGGACCCAACACCATTTGAATTAAATATTGAAAGTCCATTTAAATTTGATTCAGTATCATTAACTCCGGAAGCTCAAATAGAATTTGATAAATTTATCCAATCAATTAAAACTAATTATGCTAACGCAACGGGGGATGTACAAGTAATATCTTCCTCATCTATTGATGGTGACCCTGAAGGTAAAGTTGCCTCAGGTAAAACAAGAAAGGTTTATGATATGGAATTATCTAAAAAAAGAGCTGAAGCAATCGTATCAACTCTTAAAAATAACTTACCGGATATTAAGTTAAACTTTATCCCTAAAGGTATTGGACAAACCGACCAATTTGCTCGCGGAAAAAAATACCCTGAAGTAAAAGATGTGAATCAAACAGCACCTAATAGAAGATTAATTATTAAACTTCCTCAAATTATAAAACAACAACAACAATAAAAAAAAGGGTCAGTAAGACCCTTTTTTTTTTATTCTTAAAATACCTTAATATTAATAATTTTTTTATCGACATAATCATCAAAACAAAAAACCATAACATATTTGTTAGGACTTGGTAAAGTTCCTTTATAAGAAACTGTTTTCATAGTAACTACTCCGGTTGTCTTGTATAAAACATATGAATATCCTGTGTAAGAATACTTTTCGTGTAATTCTACATTTAAATCAAATTCGTCAAAAAATTTAACATTAGTTAAATTAGTGGTATCTATTTTATAGTTATCCATTAATTTTTTAACTGATATGGAATCACGTTTCCATAAATCGTTTAATTCATAAAAGTCTCCTGCCTCTCTGATAGTAAGTTGACCAAATGATAAATTTGAAATAAAAATAAAAAGAATGATGGTAATTAAGTTTTTCATATGTGTATATGTTTTAATATTTGTACAAATATAAATATTTTTTAATTACCCACAAAATTTTTTGGTTATATTTATAATAAAAATAGTTAAAATGATTAAACAAACATGGAATATAGATGAAGATGAAAGAAATAGGATATTAAATCTTCATGAAACTGCAACTAATAATTTATATTTAATTAAAGAAGATACGACTAAACCAATTAATTTTAATATTACTGATTCTTTTCCGAGTGGGAAATATGATTTAACTAAAACAACTGAAATTGATAACGCAATTAATCAAATAAATAATTATTTAAAATCCGGTAAAGGTTCATTTAATACTATTGTGATTAATTCTTCTGAATCTAAAGTACCTAATAGTGGTGTTGGTTTAAAACCGGGTGATTTATCTCGATTGAGAGGAGAGGCTGTTGAAAAATATCTTAAATCCAAATTAGGGGATTCAGTAAACGTAAAAATTAATGATTTGGGAGCTCAAGGACCTGAATGGGATAAAAATAAAGGAGCAGAAAATCCTGAATATAAAAAGTATCAATATGTTACTTTGGATTTATCTGCGGAAAAATGTCAGTTTAATATTAAATATGAAGGGGTTCAGGGGTTACCTAAAAATAATTTTATTGCGATTTTACCACCCCCATATACAAATGTTTTAAATGATAAAGGAAAATTAAGTTTTTATACCGGTACGATGCCTGATAGATTAATTATTACTGATACTCAAAAACAAGTGACTCAAGATACGGGATATGTTTCAACAGCATTGTATTTAGATGATAAAATGAATTATATCCCTGCATGGGTTGATAGTTTAACTAAATTTTATAATCAAAAATCTCCATCTGTTAGTGGTAGTAAATTAATTACAAAAACTATTTCATCAACAGATGAGTTAATTTCATTAATATTTAAAGATGAGAAGATAAAAAATACTTTAATTGATTTGATTAAAAAAAATGATACCAAGACCATATCGTCTAGACTAACCGGATATGCGGGAACAGGAGAAGTATCTATTGGATTCGTAAACTTACTTAATCTGTTTAATTCAGGTGTTCGAGAATTTGTGTTGTACGAAAAAAGAACTACACCTTATGAGCTTGTTTATGATACTAGTAAAGGTAATAATTTATTCTTTGTTTATGCGCCAATTGGTGGTAAAGGAATGGGTTCCACAGGATTTAAAATTGAGGGTAGTTGTATTTAACTACCTTTTTTTTTAATCGACTTTCATTCGTTTTGTCTCCCTTTCAATTAATTTCCCGTTTTTATCTTCATATACAAATCCTTGTACAAAAATACCATTATGGGTTATTTCATATGCACCTATGACTTTGACTTTATATTTTTTAGATAGTGAGTCCATTTTTTGTGTGACATTTTGGTCAACATTTTTATTTGGGTCTTTTTTCTTTTCTTGAGAAAATGTTAATGTTCCAATAAGTAATACTAAAGTAATAAATAATTTTTTCATAATTTCTAAATTTTCTACAAATATAAATAGTTTTTACTACACTGCAAAATTTTTTCACATATATTTATTCATAGATTTTAGATTATTGGTCCCGAGTCATTTTGACTTTTGAGTATTCACGGACACGAAGGTATCAGTAACATAGTCATTAACTATTATAAAATTAAGTAAAATGAATTACACAACTGCGGTGAGCAAACCAAACGCTCACATCACAAAGAAAAAATCGCGTCTAAAAATCTACAATGGACACGTAGTCTTCATGGAAGACCAAGACAATTTCGAATTCGAAATTCATAACCCAACAACAAAAACAGTACTTTGTAAAATTAAATTGAACGGAGATTACATCTCTCAAAGTGGTTTAGTTTTAAGACCGGGTGAAAGAATCTTTTTAGAGAGGTTTTTAGACACTAATAATAAATTTCAGTTCAGTACCTACTCCGTTAATAATACTTCCGAAAATCAATCGGCAATATCGTTAAACGGGGATGTTAGAGTAGAGTTCTATGATGAAAAGGTTGTTCATGTAAATAACCTTAATCTAAACCATTCCGGTACATATCGTCCATGGGCGAATAATACATTGTACGGAAATTTAAACCACACAGGTGGATATGTTTCTCCAACAACATTTACAACTAATACCACAAGTTTGATTGGAGGTTCAAACTTGTGTTATACAAATACATCATCAGTTGATTTGAGTATTCCTCGTACTCGTTCTAAAAAATCAATTGAGACTGGTAGAGTTGAAAAAGGTGGGAAATCAAACCAAAATTTCCAAAACTCATATGAAGAATTTAATTCTTATACTTCTCATCAGATATTGTATAAGATACAACCACTAACAACTAAAAATAAAACATCTCAGGATATCAGACAATATTGTACTGAGTGTGGTACCAAGACAAAATCAAATTTTAAGTTTTGTCCGTCTTGTGGTAATAAATTATAAAAACAGAAAAAGGTCCCGTGAGACCTTTTTTTTTTTATTCAATAACTTCATCGTTACTTGATATCTTCTTATGAAGAACTCTTAAAGCCTTTGATACAACTTCCGTTTCTTGCAATGTAAATAATCTAGTGTGATGAACATAGTGTAATGATTGTGTTAATAGATAAAAAGATTGTTCAATTGTCATTTCATCAATTAATTTATCAACATCTTCAGGTTTGTTATAACCCACACTGTCAAATAATAACCCCATTGGTTGTCTTTCTTGTTCCATTATTCTTTAATTGTATATTTATAGTTAATTAAAATATATGAAAAAGAATAAGATTAGTGAAGCAACCGGTTCCGGAAATTCAGGTTCAATTAAAGTTCCAATAGTATTAGCCCCTCAAATTTGGGAAAAAAAACAATTAGGACCTTTTATTGATGATGTGTACGAATATACAAATGCTGAATTGGCTTATGAGGAGGCTGATGGTGATTTTAAAGAAACCCCACAAAAACGAAAAGAAATTGAAAATAGAACAATAAAAATATCTAAATTATTAATGAAACAAAAGAAAGATTACCGAGGACAAAATGATGAAGAAGGTTCTGCAGTTAATCCAACTATGAATGGATTACCATTGAAAGAAGATTTATTAAGAGAAGATTTGGCGGTTTGGTTTGGTACTAAGAAAAAACCTAAGGGGTCTAAACAACCAAAAGGTCCTTGGGTTAATATTTGTCGTAAAGTTGACGGAAAACATCCACCATGTGGTCGACCTGACGCAAGTCCAAAAAGTTATCCAAAATGTCGAGCAGCCGGAGTTGCCGGAAAAATGAGTGACAGTGAAAAAAAATCTGCTTGTTCACAAAAACGTAGAGAAGAAAAGAAAGACCCTAAAATTGGTAAAGGTAACAAACCAACTATGGTTAGTTATAAACCAAAAAAACCTCAAAACGAATCGTTAAGAGGTTTAATCATCAAAGTAATTAAGGAACAATATAAAAATTAATTAGGATAGTCTTTCAAGTATTGTTGTTAAAGAATGTTTAATTTGACTTTTAATTTCAGTTTCAAATTCTAATCGTAAAGATTCTACTTTATTATCAAACATATTGTTTAATTTATCAGAAATAATTTGAGATAAATTGACATCATAATTATAAATGTGATTAGTGATGTTAATTCTTTTGTCGGATAAAACAATAAACACACCTAAAGAATCGTTTTTGATGTATCTTTTTTGAGATAATGGAGCAATTAAAAAAGTTGAATCCGGATGTGAAATTAATTTTCTACAAATTGCCGAGGACTTAATTTCATTTGCATCAACAGACGACATATTGGTTCTTGATATGCTTTTGAATTTTAAATAAATTCTTAAACATAATCTCTTAAATAATCTTTTGAAATATCTTCTCATTGTTTAGTGTTTTTTAACACCACAAAGATAATCATATTTTTGAAAATACCAAAAAAAAAAACAATTAAAATAAAACCCCCAAGATTGGAGGTTTTTTATTAGTTAACAGTAAGGAGATGAACACCTTTTTTTTCCGTCCAATCCGGGTTTGGTTCCCTTACATACTTGAACTGCGTATCCATTTGCGTAAGCGGAAGGGTAAACATCAAATTTTGATTTAGCTGCTGCTTTACCTCTTGCACATAATTTGGTGCCTGTTTTCTTTTTACCTTCAGTAATGTCCTCGTAATCGATATATTCTTTTTTTGTCTCGTTCATTAAGAAATCAAATACTTGGTCCATATTATTTTTAGCTTCAGTTACGTGGTCATCTGCCCAATCGTGACCTCCTTCATTAATAATTTCATCAATTTGTCGAGGGTCCATTTCTAACAATACTTCACATTGTCTTTTAATTTGTTGTAGATTACTGAAGAACATATAGTCAGCAACTTCTTGTTCTTTTAGAACTTTTTTAACAAGTCTATTTAAATCAGATTCTGTTAGTTTAACTATTTTTTTCATTATATTAAATTTTTGTAAAAGTTATGTTTACATTACCACCATTTTCCATCAGGTTCCAAGGTTGTAGTTCAATCCACCCATTTTGAGTAGCGTTAAAAGGGACACCATTATAATCTCCATTTGCAGAAATAGTAAATGGTGATTGCCATCCCGGGTCAAATCCACTTCCACCACCTGACCAAGAAGAACCTGCAACATCTGTGAAAGTACCTGGTGTTGATGGGTCATAAAATCTGATGGCGTTTGTATTGTTTGTAAATGACGAATCAAATTCGTAATCAAATGTTTCACCATTGTTACATCCTCCAATATTACCTACTTGATTATTCATTACAAGTAAACTTAATCCTGAATTATTTGATATGTGTAATTTAACTGGTCCCATAATTATTTTGTATTTACGATATTAAATGTTAATTGTTTCTTATAAGTATCTTTTTCACCTGAAGTGTTCACTTGAATGTCCACATAATATTGATTTGGTATTTTATCTCTCATATCAAACATAAAGTAATATTCATTTGGAGTTCTATTGATAGGTGTCCAATCTTGAACTAAAACTTCAGTAGTTCCCTCTTTAACATATACTCGATAGAAAGATGAGACATCCAACAACAATTGTTGTCCGGTGTATGCCTTTTTAATTGTCACACCAACTTTTCTAATATCCGTATTAAGAATTTGTTCATTTTGTAAAATACCATAGAAATCAAATCCGTATTTTTGAGGTTCTCTTGATGTTGACCCAATTTGGATTCCTGCGTTGTATTCTTGAAGAATAAATTGATTTTGGACATTAGGTATTGCCTGACCATTAATAGTCAAACCTGACCATATATCATAGAATAAACAAGGTGATGGACTTCCGGTGAATCCGTTAGGTACTATAACCTCATAAACCCCTTTTGTTCTTAAACAAGTGTTTAGTGATGACATACCATTAACAGCGTCACCATTTCGGTCTTCAATCCTAACAAACGGGTCTGAATCTAAATTAACAAAATCACCATTTTGATAAATGTATAAAAATAATTTATTTTCTTGGTTCTTCAAAAATATATTTCGGTCGTCTTGAATTAAATCATTATATGTTGTTTGTAGGAATGGTTGGTAAAAAGTTTGTGTATGTCTTGAAAAGAATGCGGTACTATAACTATCGGTAAGACCTGAGATGTTTTCTATCTGAGGTAAGTAAGCCACTCCCCACCCCGTAACACCGGTTATGGTTCCATTTAACACTCCATTAATTTCGTCAGACATATCCATAGATAAATCCTCATTACCTAATTCAAAATGTTGTTGAGCAACAATTGTCAATCCTGAATAATTTACAACTCCTTGGTTGTTGTTATCGTAGATTCCCGGTTGAGACCAATCATTGATTGTTGTCGTTTGAAACCAGTTTGATGGTCTTAAAGAATAAGCACGACTATCAACAAAGGTTAAAGGGGTTGATACCCCGTTTGGACTTCCTTGAGTTAAGTTAAAGTTACTGTAATCATATCCGACACCTTCATCCCATGGTTGAGTACCTCCGGTAGTTCCGGATATTTGAGGTATTCTAAATAAGATTAAATCAAATGAGGTTGCTCTTCTTCGTTCGTTAGTCATGAATGTATTTAACAATTCATTATCAAACGAAGATGTGTTGGTCATGTTTAGTGTATGAGTCATCCCCGTAGTACATCCTGTTGATATTACTCCGGATTGGATGTTTTGGCGTAGTAGAGATAAATCTAAATCAAAGATGAATCTTGAATAACCAAAGTTGGGAACTATTAAATCAGACGCACCAAAATTTAACTCAATAACAGGGTTCCTTCCTGTATTAACATAGGAGTTTGAAATGATGGTGTTGTTTTTATCTATGTAAGACCTTAAAATTGACATTTACCTTTTTAATTATAAATATCAATTAAGTCGAATATTTGTATTAAGTATTTTAGTATATGCATTTTGCATCTCAGTTAGGATATTACCGACCGTAGAACCGTCTTGAGTTTTAGGTACTGGTGGTAATCCTGGATAGGCATGAGTGTGACTTACTAAGAATCTAACAACCAATCCCATTAGTTCTAAAAGTTCTTCTCCTCTAACCATACTTGAGGTATTTGGTTCAATATCATCGGCAAATTTTTCAGTACTAATACCGTATAATGTGTTATCAAAATTAATTTTTTGTTTACCCGGAATCTGTGACTGATGTGATAATAAATAAAGTTTATCTGAACCAAGTGCACCATAGGTTGATTCGGTATTAACATAAGTGCTTTGAGGAATCACTTTTTTAACAGGAACTAAAGGAGTTCGTAACGTTACTTTACCTTTTACATATATGAATCCATAACCACCCGGGTCTGCAGAATTTAATTTTATCCCTTTATAAATTTCGGAAAGATTTACGGTCTCAACACCCGATGCTGAATTAATTATATTGTACATCGGATTTGAAGGTCTAAAGAATATTGGAAAATTAGGGTCCTGAGCGTTCGGTGTAAATGTTACAACCCCTCCAATTGAAGGACTTTTATCATTACATTTTTTAATAAACTCATTAATAAATTTTATTACTTCGGCTTTAGTTAATAAATTAAAATCTTGTACGGTAATTAATTGTTTTAAGTTTTCACTCACTAAACTACCAACTGTTAGGTTATTAGTGTTAACGGACAAATCTGATTTTAATTGGTATAAATAAACGGACCCTCCAAATTTATCCTGAGTATTTTCAGGATTATTAACAACCCATTCGATTAAATATTTAGTTAAAAGAACATTTTCTTTAAGTTCAAAATAGGTTTTAGGCGCTAAAGTTTGTTTAACGCTATTAAATTTTGTTAATTGTAAAAATCCTCGTTTTGCATTTGCGGTTGGTACAACATTAGGTTGTAATAAATCTCCTGTAAATTTACCTGCCCTTAATAATACCTCATCTTGTTTAACTATTAAATCGGCACTTCCTCTACCTAAAATAGCATTGTCTCCCGGTTGTGGGAATACACCTTCGTGGATTCCGTTATCGGTGTAAGTACCATTTTGATTTTTTAATGGTCTTGGATTTTGAATTTGAAATCCTGTTCCGGTAAATTTGTTGGCACCAAAATTAAATTCCTTAAATGTTGAGGTTGGGCTCGAGAAATTATTTTGAACGTAATACTGATTTTGATATTTAAAATCAGAGTTCAAAAACATTACTTGAATTAATTCATCAACTTTTGGTACTTGATAAATAAAATAAGGTAATAATGAATTAAACACTAATGGGTCTCTCGATGTCCATGGGTCTTTTTCGGGATTCCATTTTGGACTATCAACACTATTAAGAATGTCTTCATAGTTGTCTGTGACAATTCTTGCTCTAACTCTTCCAAGCATTAGAGGGTCTTGATTATCTAAAACAATACACTGATAAAATATCGAATCACTCATTATTTATTTCTTTCTTGATATACCTTTAAAGTATTATTATACAATTCTTCCACTTTGTCTAAATAAAGTGTTGAATCGATTATGTTTTGTTTAGTACCTTCAAAATCTAAAGATAGTAAATCCATAAACTCAACCAATTTTTGGTTAGGTAAATTTTTAAGGTTTGATTGTTCCTTAATTATAATTTCAAATTCTTCTTTTCTCATATTAACCTGCTTTTCCTGTTACATTAAACCCGTCTGTGAGTATTCCTTGTATTCTTCCATTTTCCGCATTTTCTGTGTCAGCACCTCGATTTGACATTAAATTATACAATAACATTAAATTAGGTGAACCATCAGGTAAAGTCCCGGTTGGAATACCAATCCCTTGTAATAGCTCTATTGTGTTTATAGTTGCCCTTTCCGGAGAATATCCCGGTAAAAATTGTGACAAATACAGCAATGGTGCTGGAATATCATTTCGACTAATCAATTGTTTTGGACCTAACCCATTGATAGTATCTAATAATAATAAGATACTACTCATTAAAGACTTACACTTTCTATAATCATTAATTAGTTGGGCAATAATTAACGCCAATTGTATTAATTTTAATATAATTGCGTATTTTTTTAATCGTTGAGATTTAGTAACATCTTTTAAAACCGATGCAACTAATAATAAAATATCTCTTTTTAATTCTTGAAATAGAACTTTTAAAAATTCATTATTAATTAATGAAATTGTGTCTATTGAGAATTTTTTATATTTTTTTAAGAAGTCTGCCCCATCGGCAACAATATTACTTCCTTGTGAGGTATTACTATTTCCTGATTGGATAACTTCATTTACCGAAGTTACATTTTGATTATATGTGTAGGTCGCTCCTGATTGAACAACTGATAACAAAGTATAAAGAGGTAGCAATACTTTAGGTGATAAAACACCTGCGGCAATTGCCAATGGTATTTTTTTAATAATATTTTTATCGATTGCAACTCCCGCATTAAAGTTTGATGGAAGTAAAGGTGCCCATTGAGGGTTTTGTGATATAGAATTAAGAATGTTATTAATTGAATTAACTTGTTGTTCGGTTGTTTGATTATCAACATCATCTCGGAAATCTATAAGTTGTGAAACTAATGATTCACTATCTACAGGTAATTTAACGTTATCACAATCAACAAATTCCATGACTCCGTTCTGTACATTTGTTATTTCAATGTCGATATTTCTTAAATCAACTTCAGTTAGTTCAAAAAAACTATCGTCTACCCCATCCAACTCGGCAATTTTTGCAGTACCACTAACATCAATTTCTTGTCTTGAATCAAAACAAAGACCTAAAACTCGTTGTGCAATTAACATGAATTTAGATTGATTAGTTATTTCTCCAATACCAATTTGGGAATTAATACTAACCGCACCTGAAACTATATTAGTTAATTGCATTCCAACATCTACAGGGTCAATTAATTTAATTGTACTGTAGTAATCAGATAAAAACTCACCAACATTATTTACGTTATTTTGTCGGTCAAGTAATAACATTCTAAAATAGTTACCGGTCACACCAAAACTATTTGTTGTGGTATATTGAAAATCAAATAAATTTTGACCTGATTTACCTAAATAATTTTTACCCGTGATTTGTGAATATGATTTATTTAAGTTTTGAGTTTCCATTATTTGGTACATTTGCTTGTTCATTGGGAACGGCTTTGTACCTCCATAAGGTTTAAATATTGGACTTGCAGATGGTACTTGTTTTTCATAAAACATTTTACCAAATGGTGTGTCGGGTGAACTTTTTAAATTAGAGAAAAAATCTATTGATTCAACAGGAATATAAATACCTTCGGCTTGTGGTAGTGTTGCAAGAGGACTTATTTCCAATCCATTTAGATTGTAACCTTTGTATGTTTGTTCTTGAGAACATCCTAATGCTTTAATTGTTTGTTCTTTAACAATTGCAGCGATTGTCGGTTCAATTTTTACTGCAACTTCAAGAACTTTCTTTTTTATGTATGATAACGATTCTGAACCGTTACCTTTTGTAGTACCCAAAAAATCCAACATTTTATCTGTTGAATTTGGTGGGTCTTTTAAATACCTTTTTTGAAAGTCTTTTATCTTATTAAGTTGTGTGGATACTTCAGCATTTGACTTCGATAAAGAACTACCGGCGTTTTTAAGTAAATCTTTTTCCGACTGAGTTACTTCATTAAATGTTTTAATCGCAGCAAGTCTTCTTTGGATTTTTTCCTCCGAATTGTTTAAATCTTTGTTACCTCCACCTGATAAATTTCCGGTTGTTGGTGTTGTGTTAGTTGATAAAGATTGCATCTTATTTCATTTTATATGTTTCTAAATCATCAGAAACATCTTTTTCAATAAGATTCTGTATTAAATCTTCATCTAAATCTGCTAATGAAAATGATTCGGTATTATTATTAGATTTTTCCCAAATACTCGATTGTAGTTTTGACAAACTAATTTTTTTCTCAACACAATCATTAACGATTTTTTGTTGTTTTTCAATTACCGGTCCAATAGTTACCATATCAGCAGGGTCTTTCAACATTGCCAACATTTTGTTTTGAATTCTAATTGCAGTCTGTCTTTGCTCAACAAGTTCATTATAGATTTCTTGCATAAGCGATAATATAGAATCTTTAGAAAAATTAATTTCTTTTCTTGTAGGTCTTGCCATACTAATAAATACTTTCCGTTTAGTTTTTCATCTTTACCTGAATAATTAGATAAAGCTTTTTGAATCGTTTGATAGAACTACGAATTTCTTTAGTACTTAAATTCGTCATTTCTCTTAATGAAAGAAGAATGACATTTTTATTAAACTTATTATTATCTGCACCTGAGAATATTTCCTCATAATTGTCAAACAAATCAATTAAAGCATAACCTAATTTTTTTTCATTATCATTTAACGATTCCCGTTCAATAAATTCTTTTAATTCTTTGAGATATTCATTGATGATAACATGGCTCTCAACCACATCATCATCAATTCTATAAATCATATCAGGTCTTTCTTCAATACTTGCGGAAATATCTTCATAAGATACTTTTCTATTTGTTTCTTTTTGGTCTTTAATGATTTGACCCATTAAATAATTTTTACAAATAGTTCCAAAATATGAATATGCTTTCTTTTCTTTTGCCGGTTTGAATTTATCAACTTTGGTCATTAAAAAAGAATGTGTGTCGGTATGAATTTCAATAAAATTCATATCTTTACGATATAATTTGTATCGTCTAATAATAGAAGATATCATTTTATCGAGAGGTGCTCTTAAAAATTCATTATAAATTTTATTTTTCTCCTCAAAGGTTTCGGCAATTAAAAAATTTCTTACAGCTAATTCTTCTTTTTCCGCAAAATAGTTTAAATTAACGGTTTTCCTACCTCTTTTTTTTGATAAAACATCTTCTGTTGACGCAGATAGAGTTTCTTGCATTTACTCATTTGATAGTTCATATTTTATGGCTCTATCCTCAACGAAGAAATATTCTCGTTTTGCTGTTTGAATCCAAAACTTAACCTCATCCTCTGTCATTACAGACTCTCCAAACTTATAATTCCAAAATATTGAACCTTCCCTCATATTGGTATGTTTATAACCAAGTTTAGGGATGGTCATAATTGAAACTGAATTATAAGTTAACCTTAATAAAAATTCGTAAATAAATGTTAATTTAATTGATGATTTGAAACCACCAAAATCTTCAATAATTTCTTTTTTAAATACTGACCCCGCAGTTTGAAAATTCTGATAATTTTGTAATGTATCATTAGTTAAAAATCCTACTTCTTGTGTAAAATTGGCAGCAAATGTTGCTTCATTTGTAAACCCTGCAAACACACCTTTATCGTCAGTTTCAACAACTACAGGTAAAAACATTTGTATTTCAGGATAAGCCTCACTATAGGTTTTAACATTTTTAAACCAAATTGATGAATATTCATCATCAAATTCAAACAATGAGACCCATTTACCTTTAGCATTTTTAATTCCGTGATTAACTTGGTCCATATAACTCGGGTCTTTATCCCAAAGTAATTTATTAACCGATAATTCTCCAAAATCATATCCATTTAAATAAGAGACCAATGACTCTTCCGGAGTATGTATAATAACTAATTCTTCAATACCAACTTGTTGGTTTTTAATAGATTCAATTGCTTTGTTAAAATAATCTTCAAAATCTTTAACTTTTGAAGATTTGATTGGTAATATAATTGAAAGTGATAATTTGTTTTCCATATTATTCTTCTGTTTTTGTTATTTGTTGTTCGAACGCGTTAGCTCTTGTGTTTAAATAATCTTCAAATAAGGTAACTACAGTTGATTCGAATTTTTGTTTATCTGAAAATTGTTCTGAGGTTTTTTTCATTTCTTCATAAACTTCAGGTTTAATATTATCTTCTAACCAATTTTGAATAAAATCTGCAACAATATCTGCAAGTAATGTTTGGTCTGTTATCCATATTCCATTATCTTCATTCATCCAACTAGGTGGTAAATTAGGTACTTTACCAATAACTGGTACATTACATTTCATTGATTCTAATGGGAATGTTCCAAAACCACTTTCGTTATCAACCCAAACACTTACAAAACAATCCTTAAGTGAATTAGCGAATTCAGTTTCAGATAACCCTCGTAAATCTCTAAATGTAAACCAACGATATTGTGGGAATTTCAAATAGAACGTTTTAATTAAATTAACTGCGTCGCTTTGGTCTTTAGTATGAATACCAATAATTGGCATTGGTGGTAAAGATTTAGATTCAAACGACTCACTAATGTAAGGTTCAATAATATCAAAAGAACAATTTCTCATAACTTTCTCAATATATTCTTTTTGTTTGTTATTGGTTGTGATACATTTCATAAACCCAAATTGAGCCCAAGTTTGACCTGGTTGTAACGTTTCCAACATATATGCGTAAGATTGTGTTAAAACAATTTTAGCGCACGGTAATTGTTTTACTTGGTCCATAACATAACCAAATACTTCAGGTATAACTAAAAAGTCTTCAGGAGATATTTCTAAGTTTTGGCCTTCAATGGCTTTATGAGGTAACTCCATATATTCTTCACTTAACCATGCAATAACACCTGCGTAATCGGCCTTTTCATGAAGTATGATTGGGTTAAACCCATTATCTTTTAATGTTTTACCCATTTGATACATATAACGGACAGAGGCTCTTGCATTACCTTTAGTGTCTTGAACTAATAGATAAATTCGGGCTTGTTTGTCTCTTAATGTTTGAATGGATTGTTTTACTTTTTCTTCTAACGAATTTTCCATATTTTAATAGTGATTTATAAGTTTTTTATTTAATAAGCTATTGAATGCAATTCTAAACGGAATGCTTGTGTTTGATGATTGTTTCATACCTAAGGTTTCATCACCGTCTTCATGTTCAGTTAATACTGTGTCCAATAACATTTTAACCAAGTCAAACTTAATAATGTTTATTTTCATTTCAGACGTTTCACCTGACATTGACACTTCATTGTTTGGTATTCCAATATACTCTTCAACTAAGTCTAAGTCAACATAATAAGTTTCTCCTAATACATTAATCATAAATTTCTGATATTTTAGATTTGAGCTCTTTAATACTTGATATTGAATGCTCGATGTTAATTTCTGAGTTATAATTGGTGTTGAATTTAATTACCTTTTTATCCTCAGGATGCTCTAATAATAGTTTAGGATTTGCCGTAAGTAAAACGTCTATTGAATCCCACATAGAATTTATTGTACTTTCACTATAAAATTTTACAGTTTCTACTAAACATCCAAATTTTGAAATGAAAAATAATGACGCCGGTTTTGATTTACCCATTTCATCTGATACTATTAAAATATCGTGATTATCCCTAACATCTAAATAAAACTCGTTAAAGTCCATCATACTCGATACTTCAACAGACCCCGAATGACCGAAAATTTCCATTGTATGTTCTTTATAAAGAAAATCATATAATTCGTCCTCATTTTTAAATTTAAGGTGATTCATGATATTCAAAGTTATCAAATCAGAGATTACCCCATATTCAAATTCCTCTTCACCATCTTCTTTAAACGGATTTTCAATATACCATTTTTCGTACTCTTGTTGTATTTTTTTAAGGGTGTCTCTCAACACCCCATTTAACTCTACTCCAATTCTCATAATTTGTGTCTTTTTACTGTTTTTTCTCAACAAATAAACTATCCCAATAGTTATAACCCATACCCAATGGAAACCCTGGATGATGTGTATTTGAATGAGTTATTACATCAAATTTATCTTTTATTTGGTCTAATAATTTATCATAATATATTTCATTATTAGGGTAATATGGGTTCATATTTCTAAAGTCATGGAATTCAACAGAAAATTGTTTAGAAATACTCCAATCTAAATTTTCTAATATTTTGTATTCGGACCCCTCAATATCAAATTTTATCAGTTCAAATTTTTCAATATCATATTTTAACATTAATTTTTTTATTGTTGTTAAATTAATGATTTGTTCACTTAATAATCTACAAGTATCGTTTGATGGGTTTAGTAATGAATATCCACTAATATCATCATATAGATAATATACGTCCTCGGTTAAATTTTCATCGTGTGTAATTGCGATATTTTCATAAATTAATCCGTCAGGTATTTCTTTAATATTTGGATTTGGGTCAACACAAATAACATTATTACAATATTTTTTTACTTCAAGACTAAATCCAAAATTTACACATCCTAAATCTAAAACCCATCCGTTTTTGTCAATAATGGTTTCTTCTATTGTGTGTTCTTTAATTGTTATCATGGTTCATATCTTTTCAATATTTTAGAAATTAGTGGATTTCTAACTACGTCTTCCGGATTAAACTCAAATGTTCCAACATCATCTAAATCTTGAAATTTTTTAAGAGCATCCCATAACCCTGTTTGTGTTTTATCTTTATGTCTGTCAAATTGTTCTAAATCTCCTGAAATAAAGAATTTTGAATTAAAACCAATCCTTGTTAGTAAAAGTTTCATTTGACTTGGTGTTGAGTTTTGCGCTTCTTCAAAAATTAATATTGAGTTGTCAATATTCATTCCCCTCATATATGCTAAGGCGAATACTTCAATCGCTTCAATATCTTTTAATTTTTCTCTTGTTTCTTTTCCGATTATTTTATTTAACAAATAATATGATGGAAAAATATAAGGGTCTAATTTTTCTTCGACACCTCCGGGTAAACTGCCAAGTTTTTCTTCAGCTTCAACTGCCGGTCTGACAATGATTATTTTTTCATATGCGTTGTTCTCGTCTAATAATAAGTCCACAGCAGCTTTCATTGCTATGTAACTTTTACCTACCCCTGCAGGACCTGAACAAATTGTAATTTGATTATTATTGAGAATATCATAGTATTTTCTTTGACTTTCTGATAAAAACTTTTGTTTAGTTTTCTTTTTAACCAAAGAACAAATTAATTGTTTTTTCGTTCTTGTGTCAACTTTATCACTTATTGGTGTTGAAGTTGGTTTTGGTTTACTCCCTCTAGTTGGTTTTTGCACAGTTTAAATTTAGTAATTTATTTATATTCGACATAATCTTTTTGTTCTCTAACTTCAGAATCAGTTAATTCATTAATTTGATTTTTCAATAAGAATCTATCATCATTAATATAATATACTTTTCTAGCTAATTCAATAAAATGTGAATCGAAATTCTTAGTAGTTTCAATTGTTCTTAACTCATCTTCTACGTCCCATAATGATAAATTAACTTCAATTAGTTGACGATAAAGGTTTAAAATTTTTTCATCATCTAAATACATTGATGACATATTGTATATCAATTCAAATTCTTTATTAATGAAAGATAATTTATTTTCATTAACTATTTTTAATTGTTTTACGTGAAGAATTGATAATTTATCAATTAACTCACCAACACTAACTGGTACTGTTACCATAGTTTAATTTTTTTTGTAATAGTTTATCCAATATTCAACCATCTCATCTAACATGGTTTCAAATGTGTAATCATGTGTCCAATTAGTTGACTTAACTAATTTTGAAGGGTCCCCTTTCAAATTATGTAATTCTTCGGGTCTTAGAAATTTTTCGTCTTGTGTAACATATTTTTTCCAATCTAAATCTAATTTTTTAAATACGTATTCACATAAGTCTTGTACGGTATGAGAAATTCCTGTTGCACATACAAAATCATCAGGTTTATCTAATTGTAGTATTTCCCACATTACTTTAACATAATCTTTAGCGTGTCCCCAATCTCTAGTCGCCTCTAAATTACCTAATTTAAGTTCATTAGATAACCCAAGTTTAATTTTAACCGCCTCTTTACAAACTTTATTTGTTACAAAATTTGTTCCTCTTCTTGGTGATTCATGATTAAATAAAATACCATTGGAAATAAACATTCCGTATGAATTACGGTAGTTACGACAAATGTTATAACTAAAAACCTTTGCACATCCGTAAGGTGACACAGGATTCATTGGTGTTGTTTCTCTTTGAAATCCATCCGAATCTATAGAATTACCAAACATTTCGGAAGATGATGCTTGATAAATTTTAGCTTCAGGTTTAATTGATTTAACTGCCTCTAACATATTTAATGTTCCAATACCAGTAACATTTGCAGTGTATAAAGGTTGGTCAAATGATATTCTAACATGAGACTGAGCGGCTAAATTATAAATTTCATCAGGTAAAACTTTTTGAATCACATTAATTAATGATGATAAATCAGTTAAATCGGCATAATGTAATTTAACTTTATCATATATTGATGTTAATCTTGATGTTTGATTTTCAGCAACTGAATTTCTTTTTAAAGTCCCATGGACTTCATACCCTTTTTCTAATAAAAATTCTGCAAGGTACGAACCGTCTTGTCCATTTATTCCGGTAATTAATGCTATTTTCATATATTATTGTTAACTATTTTTATAACTTTAGTTATTTCATCATCAGTCATCTGATGATTATTTGGTATGTATATTCCATACTCATGTACCTTTTTTGAATTTGGTAATTCTTGTTTTCCGTATCTTTCATACCAAAACGGATGTTCGTTTATTGAACCACATATTAGTGGACGACACTCAATATTGTTATCCATCAACTCTTTAGTTAATGATTTAATATTTTTGGTTATAATTGGGAATGAAAAATTTGAAACATAAGAATTTTCAGGTGGAGATACGTTCCAATAATCATTTTTAATTTCATTTTTATATCTCAGATAGTTTTTATATCTATTTTCAACAATCATTGGTAATTTTTCTAACTGATTTAAACCAATAAAGGCTTGTAAATCAGTTGCTCTTAAATTAAATCCCGGATAATAAAAAGTGTATAGCGACCTAAATGAATCTACATTATACTTTTCTCTAAGAAATTCTTGTTTTTCTTTAGGTAAATCTCTGTCCCAACCATGAGAACGAATTGATAATAAAATATGATATAACTCTTCGTCATCAGTTGAAACCATCCCACCTTCAATGGTTGACATATGGTGCCCAAAATAAAATGAGAATGTTGATAAATCCCCAAGAGTTCCTAATTTATTTCCTTTGTATTCAGACCCTATTGATTCACAAGTGTCTTCAATTAACAGAATGTTATTTTCCTTACACAATTCTATGATTTCATCCATGTGGTTTGGAAATCCTAATACGTGTACTAAGATAATTGCACTTGGATTTTCATTTTTGATAATCTCTTTTAAGTGATTAATATCTAACCCTAAGTTATCCATATCACATTCACACATAATCGGTTCTAAACCTAATTGTATTGTTGGTGTTACGGTTGTTACCCATGATACTGCGGGCACAACAATCTTATTGTTTTTTAATTTACCTGAAAGAATTAAGGAATATATTGCGGCTAAATTAGCAGATGACCCTGAGTTGACAAATACCGAATATTTGGTACCTAACCATTCAGACCATTTTTTTTCAAATTCAATTGTCAGGTCCCCTTTAGTTAATCTAGGGTTAGTTTTTAACCATTCGATTAAATTATTAACATCATTAATGTCGATAGTGTCTTTTACTAATGTTATTTTGTCATTCATATTTTATTTTGTTATTTTAATTATGTCCCCAGCAATGAAAACTAATTGCGTCTTTATCTTGGTGTAAATTAATTAATCCTTTAATTTCGGAATCGGACCAATAGTTTCCACTTCTTCCCGACATATCAAAATTCAATACTTTTGTTTCGAAATTTTCAGGATAGTTGGTGTAATAAAAATTACCATATAGGTCATAATCTGATGGGTAACTCTCTCCGTCAACATAATGATAAAGAAGTTCTAAAAAATCTTCAACTGTATCACAGTTTGTTTTATTTAGTAGTTCTTTAACCACTTTTTTATTATACATCATAAATTCAGAAATAAAAGAGTGGTCGTATTCTCTACCAATTCCCAATAATCTTTGATTAAATGTATAATATTGTTGGTGGTAATGGTCTCTCCCTAAATAAAAGATAGTTTTGTCTTCATTAAAGAATTCTAAATTTTTTAAAATAATACAATCAGATTCAATTACTAAAAAATTATCATTACTTGTTACATTTTGAAAAATTTTTAACATCATTTGATAAACCCATTCAGGTCTATGTCTTAATCTTGATTTATCTATCTTTAAAACATCGGTTTCAATGTGTTTGTGTACCGGTCTTTTAGTTAATGTTTGTAATAATTCCATATGTTGATATGGGTGACGGTCACTTAATATTAAATGTATTGAATCAAATTCTAAATTTTTTTCACAATGTTCGACAATGTGTTTTATATTATTGAAATCTTTTTCGTGAGACACTATGACAATATCGTATTTTTTCATACTTTTATTTTCTAATTGTGTCATAATTTTCTATAAACCAATCAATGGTTTTTTTAATACCATTCTCTAATGATATAAATTCAAAATCTTCAGGTGCGTTAGAAATAGCCGGTTTTCTATATTGACCCATTGGTTTTTCCGAATCAAATATAATATCATTTTTTGGGATTTCTAAAGTATTACAAATGATATTTGCAATGTCTAAAATTGAATGTTCGTTTGGATTTATTGCCATAAACGATTCATCATTTTTCCAATTATCTAATGACCATAAAATTAATTTTGCTAAATCATCAGAATGAATTACTTGTCTTAAAGGACTTCCGTCTCCCCAAACAACCATTTTTTCTGATTTTAATTTTGAGAGATACGCTCTGTGTATCATTGCCGGAATCATATGACCATCCTCTAAATGGAAGTTATCATTAACCCCATAAACATTAGTAGGAATTACTGATATCCAATTGGCGTTTAATACTTTTTTGATAACGTTTGTTTGGTATCCCGCAATTCTTTTTGAATAGGCATAACCATGATTTGAAAAGTGAGGTGCCCCATTATCCATTTGATTTGGAGTTAGTGGGAATGTTATATTTTCGTCCGGAAAAATACAAGTTGATAGTAAGTTAACAAAATTAGGTATTTCGTTTTTAAAGGAAGCTTCAATTACATTATTATTTATCATAAAGTTTTCTATAAAAAAACCTTTATTGTTTCTCATATTCGCCTGTACCCCACCTACTTTTGCGGAACAATTAATAATAGTGTTAACTCCATTATTTTTAACGTGATATGTTATGTAATCTAATGTTTTTTTTGAGTCAGTTAAATCAACCTCATCTTTTGTGTGATAGACATGACCGTCTCCAAGTATGTTTTTTAATGATGAACCCACAAGTCCATTTGACCCTGTTATTAAATATTTTCTCATAATTTTTTAAATTTTAATCCAATTTTCTCCACCTATTTGACTACTGTCAGGTCCATTATTAAACCAAAATGATGGGTATATTATTTTTTTATCATTAAGTTTGTTTAACCAAGCACCCCACCAACTAAAACTTGAGTTAGCAATGATATTATGATTACACTTCGACATTAAATATAAGTCCTGATAATCCAAATTTCCACTAATAAAAATTTTATTTTCAATAAAATCTAAATTAATTTTACACCATTCTATATCGTCTGAGAAAATTAAAAATAATGTTTTTTCACCGATAATTGAGATTGCTTGTTTATAATATTCTACTGTTTGTAATGGATGAAAATGTTGTCTTTCAACATAGTTACCTCTTCTAACGTGTATTGAACAAGTATTATCAAAATTAATTGAGTTATATTTTTCAGTTAAATATTGACTGGTTGTATCATCAATATCAAACAAATTAAGAATTTCATTTCTATATTCTTTAAAATACATTTCGTTTTGATAATACCCATCTAATTTTAAATTACCTTCGGTAACGGGTATTTCAAGATAAGATATTGGTGAATGCCCGGAATTATGAATTAATCTAAATTCATCAATATTACCAAATTGAATATTTCTTAAAATGTTATTTGAGTATAACTCTAATGGACTATGGATAGTTGAAATATCCGAAGTGTCAATTTTTAATTCTTTGTTATGCTTTAGTGAAACAGCGTAGGCTGCGGAAATTTGAAATAGGTAATTTCCTAGCCCTCCTTGTAAATGACTTGAAACGTATCCGTTCATTTTAATATTTTAGTAAATTTATTTAATCCAATACTATCGTAATTGTCGTTGTATGGTCTAACATACCAATGTAGGTAAAACTTTGGTTTGTTAAAATTAAAAGAATTAATTAAGTCTTTCATTCCTGTTTGCATACTATGAACTTCAGTTGCATTCTCAATAATTTTTAACATATCAAACATTAAAAATCTTTTGTCATTTTCGATGATTTTTAACTCAGGATTTATTTTATTTCTATCAATTTCAAACCCTCTTTCCCGGTCATCATGAACATAAATGTAAGGTTCATCATTTGGGTTTAATTCATTATAAACTTCGGATTCTTTCTCAATGTTTCGTTCAAATTTAAATTTAGAGAATCTATATTCAAATGGTAAATCAACCGTGTTGTAAAATCCTTCATCAAATGTTTTTGCATTATGGAATCCCGGTTTATCAAAACCGACAGTTATTAAATCTGAATGTAAATTATTTTTATTAATATAATTAATTACATCAGAATCCTCACCGATTGGTAAAATAATAATATTGTTATCGTCTCGATACATATACTCAACATTAGTAAAATAATGTGGTTTACAAAAAACAGTAACTGTATCATAGAGTTCTCGATAATGTCTAACAATTCCGTTACAAATAATATGGTCTCCAAGACCTAAATGGTGATAAATGTATTTCATTTAACTAATTAATTTAAATTCTTTGTCGTGTTGTTTATGTAAAATATCAAATTTAGAGTCAATCTCTATTGGTTCATCCCATCTATTATGCCAATGCCAAGTAAACGCTCCGTCAAAAAATTTAATATTATCAATTTTTTTAAATGGTTCTAATACAGTATCTTCATACCCCCATTCAGAATTAAACCAAATACAAGGTAATGCTAACACTTCATTTCTGATAGTTTTGGAATATAATTCACTACCCCATCTTGTGGTATTTTTTATAGGTGGAATTACTTTTAAAATTTCTAAAAATTCTAATGATAAATCCGACCCTTTATTCAATCTCATAATTGCTCCGTTCATCCTAAAATTAGGGTCAATAGTGTCAGTGTGAAAACACTTAAATCCGGTTGGCCCCCATTGGTATAGAAATTCTAAATCATTTAATGGAGACATATCTCTCAATACTAATACATCCATATCAATGTAAAATCCACCATATTTATGTAATACTAATAATCTAAATAAATCCCCTTCAAGCCAACAAAAGTCATCATTAACTGATTCCGAATTTTTTAAGAAATAACAATCTTCGAGAGTAGTGTTTTTAATTTCTTCACTCATATCCCAAATTTTTAAATTAACATATTTTGAAATTTCTTGGAAATAACTATTATTCGATAAATCAATATTCGACCATAAATTTATCTCAACCTTATCTAGTTTATGTTTATGTGCAACAATAATTGATTTAATCGCCGATGCTTGTTTTAAACCAAAGTCTTTAGGTACTCTCCAAAAAGAATGAAATATCAGTTTATCAATTTCTTTTTTTTCTAAACTTTTTGCATATTCCAAAGATTTTAGGTAATTTATTTTTTCACTACGATATAATAACGTATTGTTATTTATTAATTTATACATTTTTTAAATTATTTTATTGATTATAATGGAACGCTAGTCCCTCTTCTATAGATATAAAGTTTATCTTGTAATTGGTGAAAAATAAAATCACTCGAAATTCCTCTTTTCCATAAATCCCAATCTTCGGCACCTCTAACATCTTGGTATCCATTTAATATATTAATACATTCTTTTCTAAACAACATAGAACCATGAGTTAATACATTTGAATTAAAAATTTCACTTTTAATTTCTTCATGATTTTCATAATTTGGAATTTCATTATTGGTTAAATCCCAATTAGTGTATAAATTTTTTTCATTTAATCCGTCAATATACCAAGATTTTGTACCTAAAAAATCAACTTTGTTGTTCATAATATAATCAACTTGTTTCTCAAGTTTATTTGGAAGGTACAAATCATCCGCATCTAAAAATCCTACCCATTCAGTGTTAATATGATATAATCCATAATTTTTAGCATAAGATAAACCTTGTTTTTTATCTCTTGTTAATATTGTTAAATCCAAATCGTAATTTGATGAGGTAATCATTTCTTTAGTATTACTCCAACATTCATCTAAAACAATCACTGTTTTAAATTCTTTATATGTTTGATTAACTAATGATAATATTGCTTTGTTTAATAGTTCATCGTTAAAATTATTGATACTATGAACACAAATTAATATGGTTAATGTCATGATTGTTTTAATAAATTTTTAAATAATAATCAGGGTGTCTATTTTCGTTTTCATCAAAAACGTCACCAACAAATTCTCTATTTATTCTTTCCGATGGAAATGGTCTTGAGTTAGGTGTGTAATTCAAATAAGAATCGTGAGTAAAACTATCATTAATAACTAATGGGTGTATTTTTTCTCTTAAAAAATTTTGGTCAACTTGCCAAAAATCACCTTTAGTGTAGTCTTTAATTAATTCTTTTATATTTTTTAATAAACCATTTCTTACTCCCCACATACCTCCTAAAATTTCGGTGTTGTGGTAAGGGTGGTCTCTCATTATATGAAAATCTTTATCAGATGATAACCATTCGTCAACCGCCAATTTTTCTCTTAAACTTAGTCTTGAGTCAGTATCTCTTGATAACATTATATCTGAGTCTTCACAAGCGTAAAATCTCCAAAACATACCTGTCCAATCCCCATCTACATCCATCATAATAACTTCAGTGTGTGGTAAAGAAATTAATGTTTTGATAATATCCGTTGGGACAGACTCACCACAATAAAATCTTGAAATCCATCCGGGATAAATGATTGGTGTTAATTCAGCGTTTTTAATAGCGCCTATTGTGTACTTAGGGTTATCCCCCCAAAGGGAATAACTTATTATTTTTTTCATAGATAAAAGTTATTTTGTTTTCGAGTTAAGAATAAGTTTCTATCGTGACTTTCATTTGTAGAATTTACTTGATGAATATTATCTCGTTTGCCGTATCCCCAATCAGGATGTTCGTGTTCAATAATAACCTCATCAAAGTAGGTTTGTTTTTTCAATATATTTCCAACCAACATAAATTCATTATCCGACCAAACAGATTTATATTCAGGATGATAAATGTAGTTAAATCTTTCGTAGTATTTTTTACCTAAAATACATAAAGTGTTTAAATTGTTTCCTTGGTGACCGTCATTAAACCATAATACACCATCAGTGTCAGGATAATGTTCTTTCATTTTATTACGAATGATATTGTCATACCCTTTAACTTTTGGTGTCATATCATCTGATGCTAATAAAACAATATCCCATTCGTCAACAGTTTCAAGGTCTCTATTTATTGCATGAATTTTAGAGGTACTATCTCCATAAACATATTTTATATTCTTAAAGGTGGTAAAAATATCGGCAACCTCAGGTGAATTCATTTCATCATCATCATTATCTAAAGTTATTAAAAAAAATGTGTTTTCAATATCTTCACATAATCTTTGATATTGTTTTAATACTGTAAAAAATTTATTCTTACGATTTCTTGTTGGGAATTTAATTAATAATTTCATTATAGTTTGATTAGATATCCTTCAGGTTTTGTCCCTGATTTATAAAATTTAAGTCTGTTATTATAAGACAAAGACAATTCATTGAATTGATTACCGAGTTGGTGGTTATCAATTACTCCAATATGATATCCTTCATTGAGTAATTCAATACAAAGATTCCACGGTTGTGAATTAACTAAATTGTCCGTACCTTTCTTAAACCCTATGTCTTCAATAATAAAAGGAATGTCTTTATTTGGGTTTTGAGATATGTAATGTTCTTTTAAGAATTTGGAATGATTTTCATTACTTTCTTTAATTGATGTAATTAATGTTGTGTCTATATCGTATTTTGTTAAATAATCAGTTAACGTTTTTGTATCTCTCGGGAGATTAATACCCCCATATCCAAATCCGTATTTTAATGATTTTGTTCCAACTCTTGAATCTTTACCTATTGTACTTAAAATAAGACCACTTTCATTTTCCAAACCGGATTTAACGAATAAATCCCCTAACATATTAATAAAACTTATTTTCATTGATGAGAAAGTGTTTATTGATAGTTTAGTAATTTCAGCAGCTTTTGAAGACATAGTATAAATATTAAGTCCATTTGGTTGTATTTTAGAGAATAACCTCATTAGTTCGTTTGACAATTCTTGGTATTCTGACCCAACAATAACCATATCTGAATTGTAGTACCCGTTAATTATATTACCTTCTGATGACATTGACGGACAATACGCAACTTGTATGTTAAACATATGTAACTTTTCTTGAATTTGTTCGGTTTCTCCGGGATTCATTGTAGAGCCAATTATAAATTTTTTATTATGAATTGGTTTGTCTAATTGAGATACGGTAAAAAAATGATTGACAACTTCAAAAACTTTTGTGGTATCGTTCCCTCCTTCTAATGTTGGAACCGTATCAACAAACGTAAAGATAGTATTACATTTTTCTATTAAGTCAATTACATTTGTAGTACCCGAAAAATCGACTGACTCAAATAACATTTTTTGAATCAATGGTTCTTTTGTGTTAAAAATTTCTTGATTTATATTAAAAATGGTATCTTCATTTTCATCATAAATTATAACATCGTATCCCGCATTTTCACAAAGTAATGAAAACGCCACCCCTAATGTATTTGCGCCAATAACTCCAATCCTCATCTTATAATATTTTAATGTATTCTTCTTTTATTTGTTTTGAGACAGTTGATGCGTAATATTTTTCTAAATCTGTCGGTACCTCAAACTTTTCTTTATTTAAAATAAATCCTCCTGAATCAACTTTATAAATCCATCCCGGTTTTCCACATAACCAACCTTCAATAGTTGTTCTTCCTAACTGAACGCCTGCCGTTTCAGAACATTTAGAAATAAATGATTCCACATTCCATGTTGGTGAAAAATGTTTTACGTGAGTTTCAAACAATACTTGTTGTAGGTAATTTCCTTTATCTTCGCCAACTAACCATAATTCTTTACCTTCTTCCTTAGTTCGTTCCATTAAATCTAAGATTGTTTCTTTTCGTAGGTAATCAATTGTTCCAACAAAAAGAACGCTATTTTCTTCCTTAATTGATTTTGGCTTGAATTTTTCATTATCAATAGGATTATAAATAACTTCAATCTTCTCGTCAGGTATTTGGAAAAAATTAATTAAATAATCTTTAATTTCAGGTCTAATTGCAATGTATTTTTTAATTGATTTGTGTTCAATAGGGTTTTCCAATTCAATCACTTCTGAATGAATTGAATAAATTTTATCAATCTCAGGATAGAATTGAATCATTCTTTCTGCAACAGGTTTATGTTGCATATGGATTAAATCAAAATTAACTTCTGACACTCGGTACATTACATTTGGTTGAGATGGTTGAAACCCTTTATCTGTGTTATGTCCCCATTTTCCGTCCCCCATTTTAAATCCGGGAGCATCTTCAAAAGAAACACATTTAATACCTTGTTTTTTTGCCATGTCCGTTAATGGTCCTCCAATTTGGGACATTACGGTTACGTCACAATTTTGTTTAATTAAATTTTTTGCTAATTCATAAACATAAAGTTCTGAACCAGTAAATGTTTTAAAGAATAAACAAGATAATAATACTTTTAGTTTTCTTTGTTCGTTATATGGTAGTTTAACCGGTAAATTTGATTTATATGTTTCCGCAAATAATTTTTTGTTTTTTTCCCATTGTTCATTAGTTTGACCAATAGATTTGTGAGTTATTCTGATGTTTGTTATAACACCTACTTTAACACCTTCCAAATAGTTATCAAAACAAAATGGTATATCATAGAAGTGAAATCCTTTAAAATTTTCGTTAAAGTTTTTCTTAATTTTTTTCTTATTAATTGCCATAAAAAGACCGTCAACAATCACAGTTTCAAAAATATTATTACCAATACTCTCTGAGTATTTTGATTCCCATTTTTTCCCTTCATGTTCGTGGTTAACAATACCTACCATTTTTTTTCTGTTTTCCCACCACATACCGCTTTCAGGCATTTCAGTAGTTCCGGCCATTCCAATAATACCGAAATCAGATTTTTCAAAATGTTTAATTAATTTACTATACCATGCGTTAGTATCAAAATAAATGTCGTCATGACATAAAACAACAATATCCGTCTTTGACTCGGATAGTATTTCATTGTAAACCTCTGAAAGAGATTTTTCACCATTGTTTATTTTTTCAATAACCTCAATTTTTTTGAAACCTGAACTTTTCTTCAAGTATTCAATAAACTCTGGGTTATGAGTTCTTGTCGAATATCCTACTGTTATCATATTATTTTAATCCTGTACTACCAAATCCGTTATCACCTCTATCACCATCGTTAACCTTATTAACTTGAACTAAGTTAACATATTTTCCATTTACTACCGGAGATAAAACCGCTTGTGCAATTTTAGTTCCTTTAGGGATTGATACTGATATGTTATTTGTATTGAAAATTATTACTTTAATTTCACCATTATATCCGGAATCAACTGTTCCCGGAGTGTTTAATACAGTTAACCCTTGATTAATTGCCAATCCACTTTTAGGTCTAACTTGAATTTCAAATTCATCTGGTATTGATAATTTAATTCCTGTTGGTACTAATGCTCGTCCAAATGGTTGTAATATAACTTCCTCTGTTGAAAATAAGTCAAATCCTGAATCACTTGGATATGCATATTCAGGGAATTTTGCATCATTATCAATTAACTCTACTTTTAAAGTTTTTGTTTTAAAGGTTTTGACAGCATCTTCATTCATTTCTTCATATGTCATACCAATTAACTCTTCTAATTCTCTTTGATATTCATCATCCACATCAAGTTCAACACCTGCCTCTTCTTGTATTTTCTTAAAATGATTTTGAATATCATTTAATATTTCAGGGTCAAAACCCAATCCGTCTAATCCATCCATTATACTAATTCTTTTAATTTTTTAATTACGTCTATTAATACCTCAACGTCTTTTTCACAATACTCAACAATTCCTTTGATATCTTTTTTATCCCAAAACGCTTCGTGAACTTTATTACCGGTGACTTCCATATTTTTAGAAGACTCAACTCCTAAACAAACACACATTAATTCTAATGATGCGATTGACCCATAACCACCGTATTGCCAAACTTCTTTGGTGTCAAGTGCTTTAATTTCCCAAGGTTTAGTGTCATGACCTGGTAATATTTTTGGTGGTAGTAATCCATTCATAATCATTCTTTTTGCAAGAACAGGAATATCAAACCCTTTAACATTATGACCACATAGGAAGAATCCTAATTCACCGGTACGATGAAGCATTTTCTGAACATCTTTTAATAGTTCTTTTTCATCTACATTACTATATGATTCCATTTTTGTAGTACCATCAGGAGCTACAAACGCAACACTAACACAAGCAATTCGTAAAAATTCCGGAACTAATGCCGCTCGGTTAACAAACATTTTACCCGGACCTTCATCGGCATCTTCAGGAAATCTTTTTTGGAACCAATCAAAATATTTCTCAAATTGAAATGAAAGTTCCGGTCTATTTAAACACAATGATTCCCATGTTGGTTCAATACCAACAGTTTCAATGTCTAAAAATAAAATCTTGTTTAATGGTATGTTTATCATAGTATTGATTTATAAAATTCTGCTCTATCTTTTGTTACAATATTTAAATCATATTTGTCTTTAACTGTTTCATATAATCTTTCTCCCATGTCTTTTGCCATATTAGGGTTCTTGATTAATTTTTCCATATATTTTGCCCAATCAGAGTGATTTCTAACCTCATCAACTAATAATGCATTTCCATCCACAAATTCACCATTTTTCAAACAATGTTTTAAATCTAAACTATAAGGACCGATATTAGAGGCAATTAATGCTTTTTTGTAGAATCCAGCCTCAATTACTTTTAATTGAGATTTCATTCTGTTAAACATATGGTTTTTAATTGGTGCCAAAGATACATCAAATTTTGAATAATTCTTAGCGTAAGAGGTAACTGGTTTTGTCCAAACTCTTAAATAAGATTCTGCCATCTCATTAGGGAATATATCTTGATTGTATAATAGTAGATGTTTTTTATAGTTGTCTGAAACTATTTTATAATCTTGTGTGAAGATTTTTTCATATTGAGCCCAAACAGTTTCTTCAGGTTTAATGTTTCGTTTTACGTGTTCTCCGGTTTGTGAATTAATTTCAGTCACCGTACCTCTAGTGTCAAAACCACAAAGAACGTATTGTACTTTATCTTGATATTTCGTTAATTTATTAAACCCTTCGTTTAATATTTGAATATCATGTAAGTGAGATGACCCTCCTAACCATCCAAATCTTAATCTATCTGATTCTAATGTTGGTTCTTTAAATTGAGGTTCGTTGGGATTTATCGCGTTTGGTAATACAAAAACATTTTTATTGTATTTGCTAATTTCATCCGCAAATAATGTGGTTGTTGTAGTGACATATTTTGATACCTTAAGGTTTGCAGTTATCTTTTCGTTTATTTTATTAAACATAATTATGTCATGAATAGGATGTTCTTTACCCGGCATCCAATAGTCATCGATATCACAAACAGTTATGATACCCATAGTATTTAATTTTTGGATTAATTCGTGGGCTTTTTCAAAATCAGGACCGATACTTCTATGGAAACTAACAATTTGATATTGTTTCCAAAAGTTCATATCGTCATAGGACGGGTCATAGATGATATCAATATGAAAATCATCTCCATAAAGATTTTGTAAGAAAATGTGAGGGTCAACTGACCTAAATTTACCAACTCCGCTTCTGTCGGATGGTACGACTAATACTTTTATTTTTGACATAGTTATTTATTATATTCACTAAAATATAATAATTTATGTCGTAGAAAGAAAGTCGTTAAGACATTTTTTTAATTTTTGTTACTCTACCTTCAAATACGTGTTTTCCAACTTTAAAACTAAATGTTTCGTTAGATTTTTCTGTACTTTCAGCAATCAAACCATTTTCTTTTAATGATTTCGTAACTGCATCATTAATCATTCTTTGAATTAATTTATAATCGATTCCTGTGTTTTGAGTTGGTTGTGATTTTTGAACAGGGGATGATTTTGGTTTTGCAGATTCAGGAATATAACTTCCTTCGTTGTGCCCCATTAATCTTCTTGATTTTTCAATTAACTCGTTAGACATTGTCATTGTAGGTGCTTGGTTTGGTTGAGCAATTGGATGTTCCATCATTAATTTTTTGATTTCATCCGGTAGTTTTGAGTTTTTAATTGCATCAACCGTAGGTACACCAACAGGTTTAGTATTTTCAACAGGTAATGAGGAAAGATATGGTTGTGACGATTGTTGAGGACTTTCTTGTAAGAATTCTTGTGGTATGTTATATTTTACATTTGGCATGTCGAATTGTTGAACCATTGGTTGTGATGATGAGTCCATTCTTCTTGGACTATCTGTTTGGGTCATAAGGGCTTTAGCGTTTGACATTGCTAATTTTTGCATTAAATCACTCATAAGTTTTGAATTTTAATATAATCATAAACGAATTTATGATTTTGTCATTATAAGGTTAAAATTATTTTTGTAATTTGTTTGTTATTATTGTTCTTAATGAAGCTTTTTCGGCGTCTGTTAATTTATTTCCGGTTTCTGATTCTATTGCCGCGTAAATTCGTTTGAATGCTTCAGCTGATTTAGATAAATCAAATCCACCGTCACCATATTTCTGTGTAAACTCGTTTGTTAATGAATCGATAGTTCTATCAATAACGGCATCATTGTTTGGTTGTGGTGTTTCAGGTGTTTGTTGAGGTTGTTGTAATTCTTGTGGAATTATTGATGGTTGTGCCGGTTCTCCAAAATTTGCCAATGTAATTATTGAAACCATACTTTTATCACCATTTGGATTAAAATTTGGTCTCATTTCATTAAACACTTGTCCATTTGGTTTATATGAAGTTATTTTATCTAATCTAAAAAGTCTCCAACCGGGTAATGGTTGGGTACCTAAAGTTGCGGTATGAGATGCCCCTTCGTAATCCCAAGCTCTTAAAACTTTATTACCTGCTTTACTAACACCAAGACACACAGGTTCAATGGTTCTTAAACCATCACCACCCGGTGAGTCACCAGTATAATATAAAGCGATAACTTGCTTCTTTTTGATTGAGTCAATAACACTTTCAATAGAAGCAATTTCTAATATTAAACCTTTAAGAGATTCTTGTAATTTCATTATAGTTGAAAGTTCGGATAAGTGTTAGATGAATTAAATTTATTTATTTTAATGTCGTCTTTTCTTTCGATAATATCTTGAGCAGTACCTGCGGCGGTATTATACACGTCAAGAAACACACCTGTTCCTCTACCTTTATTATCCCCATCAGCAAGGGCATCTTTATTTACTGATGAATATTCATTACCTACCGCGTTAAAGTCATTTTTAGGTATTAATTTTGCTCTTTCCATCTCAGCAATTGCTGAAAGATTGTTATCAACATTTTGTGATAAATCTACTGTAATTTCTGTTGCCATAATTATAATTTTAACATTATTTCATTTATTCTTTTCAAGGTGCTCGTAACCGCCTCATCATATCGTTCAACAGTTTTTGAATGCTCTTGAGATTTTCTTACATTTGTAAAATCTTTTTTCTCGTGAGGTTTGATGTATGCGTTTTGCATTCCCGTGTCTTTTTTGTTTCGTTTGGTTAAGTCACCAAATTCTCTCATTTTACGAAGTTCATCATTAACCCAATTTTTCATAACGACACCACCATTCAAAATAAATGAAGGTTCATTTTGATTACCAATAAAATTATCAAAGAAGTTTTTAATTCTCTTTAATTGTTTATATTCAATAAAGTTTTGATTTTGTAATTCCTTATTTCTGTTAAAACCTTCCGTATTTTCATCGGCACCTTTAACCATATGAAAACATTTTTTCATATGTTCCTTTTTCTCTTTAGGAAATTCGATTTCACCTTTGGATGAATTGTATAGGTCTTTATTCACTTTTTAACATTTTAATTAATTCCGAAACTGAAATACCTTCTTTTTCTGCTTGTTTTTTCAAAACCGTTAAATTTCTTTTTAACATTCTTGAAGTCTCTAATTCTTTTTTATTTACATCGGCATTGTTTGATGATTTTTTCTTAACTAATAAATCTTCAACAACTTTAATTGCCTTTTGTTTTTGTATTTCAGAAAGAGTTGCTCTTGTTATAAAATTTGGGTCCTTATAATAAGGGGACTTTTTATCTTTATTACCTGTTGGGTCTTGGCCTTTTTGTTTTGTTCTTTCTTCAGCATCTTCCGGTTCCATTCCCATATCGTTTACCAAATATTCAAAAGTGTCTTTCCCATCCATATCTTCAGTTTCTTCATAACCAAAAGCTCCTGACATATCAATTTCTTCAATTTCTTCAACTGACTCACCATAATAACTTCTATAACCACGAGCAATAGGGTCGTTGGTGATTCTTGCCGCAGCTACGGTTTGGTCCATCGTTTTCTTTGGGTGAAGTTTTGGGTCAAGAATTGGAATTGCTGAGTTTGACATAGCACCGTCTGAATTCACCAATTCTTCCAAATCAGTTTTAAGTGTTTTGGTTGATTTCTTTTTTTTGTCTTTTACGGTTTTTTCCAAATAATTTTTAACTTTCTTTCCTTTCTTTTTATCAAAGTGGATAACCTCGTCTTTTTTACGAGCTTCAGTTAACGTTTCCTCTGCAGAGAAATATAAGGAATATTTATCCCCCTTATCTCTGATAAGAAAATAATAAGGTGATGAATAAAATTCTGTGTCTACGCTAATCATCTATTCTTTTTAATTATAAATACTACGAATCAAGGTATTTATCAATTGTATATGGCATATCAAAACATTAATCAGTATAATTTTAGACGATGGGGTCTAAAACCGGCGAATGAAATCACGGACATTTGTCTTGCTTCAGACGAAAAAGATTACGACCAAGAGGTTGTGTTTTCACCTTTACTAATCGGGGAATTGGATGGTAATAGAATGCCATTTAAATTCAATTTCAATAGTTCAGGAACAACTTTATGTACGACAAGTGCGTGTACGTTTGACTATGAAACTATTGTGTCAGAAAATTATTGGAACCCAACGGATACTGACCCGAATTTTTGTCCTATTATAACTGACTTATGTGATGTTGGTTTAACAGGGATTGATAATGGTTTGGTAAAACATATGTCCGGTGAAACAATTCAAATTAATACAGGACTTTATACTACACAATCAGACAAATTTAGTAGATACAAATACGATAGAAGGATGAAAATGCACCCAATTACTGGGTTCACAACATCACAGAATAGATTATGGAATGATAATTCATATTCGTATGATTTATCGTACAACAATGCCGGAGGTGATATTGGATATGTTGCGAGATTAGATGGTGGATTCTTCCAAGGATTTTACAAGGTTGCTGGTTATGATTACCAAATTTTCCCTGAAAGACCTAATTTAGGTTGGAGCGCCGAATTTATGTTAAGATATAGATGGACCGGTGATACATCTGTTGGTTTGAATTCTCGATACCCAAATAACAAAGGAACATTCTTTTATATGGGAGCGAGAGCGGAAAACAAATTCTATCACTACGCAGACGGTTCCCCAAAACAAGATTCGGGATACACAAGAGTTACTTCAGGTTTAACCTGCATGGATACTTGTGCTTGTAGTTTATTAGGTAGTAACCCTCACGATTGTTTAAAAGTTTATCAACAATCAGGTGGTACCTCATACAATTGTAGTTGTGGTTGTTCTTGTGAATGTGAAGTATCTGCACAATATCCGGAAACCGACCCATTATACGATGGGGTTTCAAATGCATTATCTTTAAGGTTAAGTGGAGATACAGGAAGTCCAAGGTTATGTGTAAAAACATATAGAATTACCGGAGGATGTGAAACAACAGGAACTTGTTTGACAGGGGTGACCTATACAACCGGAACATCAGTTACGGAGTGGTGCTCAACAAGAGGAATCTTTGATGACTGTAGTGGTACGACTTATTCAAATGTTGAACATTGGGTTCAAATAGATGCGGTGTTTCAACGAAACGAATGGTTTGATGCCTGTGATTTAAATAATAAAGGAGGTCTTGGATTAATTGTTAAAGAAATTTATACTGCGACAACTGCGAACAATAGTATTAGTTTAATCGAGCCACCAATTACTCACGAGGAAAAATACGACCCTGCAACAACAGAAATTGTAACATTCAACGATAATTGGACTGCCGAAGAAAAATATAGATTAGGAACAATGAAGTTCTATGTGAATGGTAAATTGTTCATGGTTGCGGAAAATTTTGAAGAGATAATCCCAAGATTATTAGATACTCCAAAAGAAAAACAAATTGGGGTTGGATATAATATTTCGTTAGGTGGAGGAACTCAAGGTCTTCATGATAACTTAACTTTTTCGGGTGGATGCCCTCCGACAATTGATGATATCGTTTATCAACAAGACCCTGAATGTTTAACAACACACGATTTAGATAATACAATTTACTCAGGTCTTACAACTCATATTAAGTTGGAAGAATATTTTGGGGGTAGTATGATTGGTGATATCAGTGCATTTAGAATGTACACCGAACCATTAAACGCATCTCAAATAAAACATAACTTTAATTTATTAAAGTTAAAATACGATTTATTAAATCCTGATTGTAAAGATTGTAGAATTGTTATTCCTGTAAATGATTTATATTATATTGAAATACCTGAGGGTAATTTAACATATGAGTTTATACCGGATAATGATTTAACTTACAGTTTTATTCCTGATAATAATTTATCTTACATTTTTATTCCAGATAATGATTTAAATTATCTCTCTATACCAAGTAATGATTTGTATTATGAATTAATTCAACCTACGCCAACACCAACCCCTATAGTTGAAAATTTTTTATTACAAGAAAATGGAGGGTTTATTTTACAAGAAAATGATGGAAAATTAATAATCCAATAAAACAAAAAAAATATAAAAAAATGTCAAATTTACCAATATCTCAATTACCTGAAATAACAGA